TCCTATGTCTCCACTCATGAATCCTCCTCATTGTTGGGTTTTCCAAAAGTTTTGTACTCTAATTGCTGTGTTAAAAACAAAATTTGAGCTTTCAAACTTCTATTCTCTTGTTCAAGAGATTTAATGTGTTCTTCATATACAGTAATCATGTTTTCCACGGTTTCTAATTTTTTCTCTTTATCCCAATCCATTATACCCCACAAAAATATTTAAACATTTAATATTTGCTTAAGGTTAATATTTGTTACATATAATCCCACATATAAGACCTATCGCCATATTCATCAGCATACCACCTCTCACCATCGTTGTCAACAAAAGACTCTTCATCTAATCCTGTCTGTATGAAACCAAAGGGTGCCATGTCCTGTTCAATTTGATTTTTTTGTTCCTCGTAGATTCTTTTTCTTATATCATTATCCGTCATTTCTTTGAAATATTCTTGTGCAACTAACCAAGCAAATATCACAAGGCACATTGCAAGATCATCATTACAACCTTCTTCTGCTTCAAATGAATTTGCTTTTTGTGAAAATGTGGTCAATTCTGATATGATTTCGTAATCACATGTAATTAACTTATCATCTTCTAACATAGTTTTTAAGTTACTACAACCTAATTTTTTAACAGCAGCTGTCGTTCTAACACCTAATTGAGTTTTTTTACCACTAAAACCTTGACCAACAATTTGACCATTACGTCCTCTCATAGATGCCATAAGTAAATTTTCATACTCTAAATCATATTGAAGTATGCTTGCCACTTGATCTCCTATGTCATTTACTTCTACTAATACATACGCATTATTATATCCTTTCGCTACATCAAGAATTACATTTGGGAATAACATGGGTTTTATTTCATTATTACGATATTTTGCGACAACTTGATAGGGAAACTCAGTAACGTCAAATACAATGAACGCTGAGTAGTCATTTCCCATACCTCTTGCTACATCAACAGTCACAATATAATTATGATCTTTACTTGGATTTTCGTAAATATCTAAACCTGCGTTTTTTTGTTTGGGTGCATCATACACCATGTTTTTTAGTTTTGCTGGTGATATGAGTGTATTAACAGATCCTAAAAACTCACACTCAAACTCAACTCTAAACTGCTGTTCTGATGTATTTGCAATAGTTTGTTCCTTCCATACATCATCTCTACCCGGCACCTCAGACCAATGAACATCAGTAGGAACATATTCATTCTTACCTTTCTCTGCGTCATGCCACATACGATAAAAATGATTCATACCACGAGGAGTGGATACGATGATCACTTTTGTATTTGTACCAGATGAAATTGTAGGATATACAGACGCAAAGAAATCATCTGCAACGTGATTTGGAACAAAAGCAAATTCGTCTAAAAATAATATATTAAATGACATACCACGAACGGCAGATGCAGATGTAGATGCTGCTAATATTTTTGAACCGTTTTCTAATTCTAATGAACCTTTATTCCATGCAATAATACCTTGTTGCATCCATCTTGGCAAATTTTCATAAGCAGTCTGCAATCTACCAAGTAGATCCATTGCAATCTTTGCTTTGTTCGCAAGAATACCTATATTAATGTTATCATTGAATACTGCATAGTGTAAAAGATAAGATACCACAGTAGTAGATTTACCAGTCTGTCTTGGCATCTTGCAGATATTAAACCTGTTTTCATGAAAATTCCTCACAAGTTTTTCTTGAAAAGGATATAAGTCAAATGGAACTAATCCCTCATCAAGTGATACTATCTTTATATATTTTTTTGCAAAGTAAACAGGATCTTCCTTACACCTCATAAACTCAACAATTTCTTCTTGAGTAAAACTAATTGGTGTATTTGCTTTTTTTAGATTCGGATTTCCAAGGTATACATTATCAACCATAATCTATTCTTCTTTATTATCTAAGTAATCTGCAACCCCATCTAAGTAGTCAGTTGCTTTTGTTATCTTTGACTGCACCCATGCTTTTATATTACCTTCACCTTTTGCTACCTTTTTTTGTATACGATCTGCTGATTTTTTTGCTGTTTTTATCTGACTTCTTATCATTTCATACTCGTGATCTTCATCATTTTTTTCTTCAATTTTATTACCATTCCAAACTCCGTTAGAATCAAGAGTTGGTTTCATATTAGCACCACTTACGATATCAATAATTGTTGCATATAAATCGCCATTTGCAGTTTTTATCTCTACATTTTCTCCCATTCCTCCACCACCGTTTCCACCGCCATTACCACCACCGTTGCCACCACCGTTGCCACCGTTTCCATTACCGTTGCCACCGTTTCCATTACCATTACCATTACCATTACCATTACCATTACCATTTTTCTTATCTGGATCTGGACGTAAAAATCCACCAAATCCTACCCTATATCCCGTAGGAATTTTCTTGCACTTTTTATCTGTTTGGCAGTAGTAGTAACCTGGTTTACATTTTTTCATGATTATTAATCACTTTTTGTATCTTTATTATTTAGAAAACCCTTTTTGAGCATTTTGGATAATTCGGATGTTGACCCTACAAATAATGCATTATTGGTAACACTATTTGGTGTTTTTGGATTATCCTCATCTAAATCCTTTACCTTTTTTTGCAAATCTACTAATTTATCAGTTGTATCTGCTACAGATTTTATAAGTTGTCCTGCAACTTCATATGCTCTTGGACTTGCAGTTTCACCAGCTACCTCCATTATACCATTAATTGCCTCCTGCCCTTTCTCAATTAATGAATATAGATTACCTCTTGTATATGAATAATCTTTTTCAACATCCTCCACCTTTTGCAATTGACTTTTGTTAACAGGAGTTGCATCAACATTAACTATTTTGTTTTCAGAATTTTGATTATCCATAATTATACATCCTTCTGTTGTGTTGGACTATACTGTTTACCATCCGAGAAGAATGATGTTGTTTCACTAAATCCAAAGTCATCATCAGGACCTGCTGTTGTTGGATCTGGTGTAACAGTATATCTCATCTCACGTTTAGCAGTTGCTGTGTTTGTATCAGCAGCAATATCAACTTGAACTTTCTTGATGATACCTGATGAAGATGATGGTACAGGACCAAATAAATATGTTTTTGCTGTAAATCCTAAAGTATAAATTAATGCTCTTCTTGTAGCAAAATCCCCTTCGTAATCATCTTGAAAATTTATACTTTCTAAAACTATTGGTATATCTCTTTTTTCTCCTATCACACTAACTAAATCAACGGTTAAATTAAAAGATGGTTGAAAATATGGTAATATTTGTTCCACTATTTGCAGAGCATCATCATTTAATTTTGTCAATATATTTAATTCAAATCCAATATTATATGGTACTGGCATAAAAACTTTTTTTAAATTTGTGCCATCTGATGCCTTAAATGTCTGTGTGACTCCAAGTTTTCTTGATGAATCATACTGAACTGTTGTCATTTCAAATGACATTCTTGGTAAAGTTATTGCAACAGGTTTATTTAAATCTGCCTGTTGTTCTAATCTAGCTAAGAATTTTTGAGAAGGACCATATGCTAAAGGGACTTTCATTTCACTAAATGTATTTCCATCAGAACCATCATGTCTGATAAAAATTTCATTAAACAAAGTACCAAACGATATTATCGTTTTTCTTATAATCTCATGATAGTAATAAGTGCCTAACATTAAAATGTACCAAACGGATTGCTTTCTGAAAAATCAATGATGTCATCAGCAACAGATTCAATTTCAGTTCCTTTATCATATTTATCATTAAATTCGTCAGATATAATACGATCCACTGCAAATTGTGCTCCAGAAGTAGATCCAATCGCAACATCACCCGCTATGAAATCTTTATTTGTTGATCCAAGATTAAGAATTTTATCGTCAGAATCCCATTTCTTAACTCTTCCTTTTGCACCTGATGTTGATCCTGTAACAATTTCTCCAAATTGATATGTTCCAATTCCTGTAATTAATGCTGGTGCAGAAACAGTTGCACTTGCAGTTCCAACAGTATATCCAATACCTGCATCTCTAAGTAAAACTCTCGATAGTTCATTGTTAATTGAATCAATTTCTATTACCCCTGTTGCAGTTCCAATTCCTGATGTTGGAGTTTCAAATGTAACAGTTGGAATTTTAAGATATCCTGAACCTTTGTCTGATATACTTATTGTAGAGATACCTGCTGAGTCTGTAACAAGCACAGATGTTGCAGCAGCACCCACTCCAAAGGATGTTGATCCTATACCTGTAGTAGTTGAAGTTGCACTAACAATTGTAATTGTTGGATTAACAGTGTATCCAGCACCAGGATTAATAAGTAATATTTCCTTAACTGAAAATACATTGTTAACTGATGTAGTTATCGCAACTGCTGTTGCATTTGTTCCACCAACAGGTGCTGTTGTAATAGCGACAGTAGGTGTTTGAGTATATCCAAATCCATCGTTTGTCAAAACTATCTTTCTAACATAACCAGTAACTGTACTTACACCTAAGGTTGCTGTTGAACCTGCAGAAACTAGTTGAAGACTTGTGATATATCCAAAATCATCCATTTCTTCGTTAATATCATGAGTTAGTGATTCTACTGCTTCGCCTGATATATTACTAAGTTCATCCTCAAGTTCAAATAATTCACATTTTAATTGATAAACATAATTTTTACCTAATTGATAAAATGGTTGCTCATGTTCTACAAATTTTATTTCAAATAATCTTTGACCCAATGGAAAAAATATTAAATCACCCTCACAAGGTCTTGTTGCAACTTCTCTTTCACTTGCTGGCATATCTGCCAAAAAAGTGCTGATGAAATCTTCAAACCTCTCTTTTGATATAGTTACTGTCAATTCATCTTTAAGACTAACTCCAAATTTAGTCATAATATCACCAGCACCTGAATATCCATCGTAAGTATTAACGTATGCTTCTATGGCATAATTATCATTAAAACTGGAAGATTGTACTTCAGTTAATATTTCATCTTTTGATAAAATTGTTCTTGGTAAATATATTACTTCAACACCATAAATTTGCAACTGTTCATTGATTAAACTTTGAACCAGTCGCTGTTCACTTTGTGATCCTTGTAGAAAAAAGGGATTTAATGCCATTTGTCATTAACCAATAAAATCAAGAGGTGGTGTTTCATACTCTAGTTGCATTCTTTGTCTTATAGCATCCAAATCCCGTTGTCCATCTTCATATATTTCTCTTCCATTTAATTCAATACCACCTGCTAACTTTACACCCCTAAACTTCATAAGATTCTGTCCCCATTGTATTTTTATCAGTGCTGTAAGATATAGTTTTAAAAAACTGTCATTATATACACCAGTAAATGTATCAGGATCTAATATTCTCTGACAATCCACAACAATAAAATCACCAACTTCAAGTGAATTGTAATCAATATCTAAGTATAAACGGTTTTGTCTTTTATTAAATCTAACTTGTTTTTCTGGTGTTAACAAGAAATCTATATCTTCAAGATATGTCTTAGTCATAGCATACTGCAATAACTCAACTGAGTTAAAATAATATAAATCATTCAAAAATAATTGATATTTGATACTAAACATTCCACCCGATATCGTACTGGTATCAAACTTAAATATTTTTTCAATTCCAATTACTGAATCTGGGACTTGTATGAAGTTTGATGTTTCAGAAAAATTATTTGTCATCGTGGACATGCCACTAACTGTTGTTGATATTCCTGTCGTTG